ACTGGAACCGGGCGGCGAAAGGCACCGGGCTTGAGATTGCCAACTTCACCAAGAACGCCAACCGCCGTGTTGTCGAGGCAAGGCGCACAGCGGTTGAGCGTACGACGAAGTACGCGCCCCGCACGACGCGGGACAAGTACGAAGCTGCGGCTAAGTTGCTTGGCTACTGACTACGCTGATACCCTTGCGGGCGGCGTCCACCTTCGGCCCGCCTGCGTCATACCCCAACATGCTGACAAGCAGCGGGTGCATCAAGCTGACACACAGCACGCGCACCTGCCCACGGGCCAGTGGTGTGTAGCGGCTCACCGAGGCGTTGCCTGATTTTGGCGTCACGTCCAGCTGTAGCTTCTGCAGCTCGACTATCAAGTCCGCAATACCAACGCCCTGTTCGGCCAGCCAGCGCTTGAGGTGCATCTTGTCAATGACCGCCGTGCCGTGTTCGACCACCCCGCGCGCACCTTTATACAGGTCGAGCCTGATACGCAGCTCCTGCTTTGGCAGAGTGTCGATGTCAACGACAGCGCCGTTGGAGGTTGTGTGGTAGACCCGTGCCATGGTGTCGGCGTGCTTGTTGAAGTATTCCACCAGCCGCTCCATCGGGGTCATGGAGACGTCAACATAGGCGTCGCGCATACCGGTCAGCTGGTCCAGAACCCACTGCGTGACCTTGCTTGGGCCGAATGGCAGTATCCCCCAGTCGTGCGCCAGCTCCATGGCCAGATCGGGCAGGACAATGGCCTGCTCCCAGTAGCGTTCCGTGCCTGAGAATTTGTACCCGTACACGGATGGGAAGTCTGCGAACGCGTCCTCTATCATCTTGCGCACTTCGTCCGCACCTAGCTGCATGAGGCGCTGCACGAACTCACGCCCAGCGTGGCCGTAGTTGGTGTTGAATACTTCATACAGCACGCGCCCGGTCTTGGGGCGCATCCTCAATATCTTAGGGATGTCCACCCGCAGCTCGATAAGGCGCGCCAGCTGCGCGTCGGTCTTGGTCCCGCTGAGCATCAACTTGTCGGCCATCGGCTCGTTGGTGGACAGGGTGGACGTCAGTGCCCATTCCCTTGCAGGGCGCTCCGAGGCAGAGCGCGTGAGCCGCGCCTTGTCACGCCCTTGGCTGACCCAATACAGGTATTCACCGACGTCGCGGTCCGACATGACCGTGGCTTCGTCGATGGTCATTGGCAGGTTGCCATGCACACCGAAGCGGTTGAACAGCACGTTCTGCGTAAACTTGGACTGGAAGTGCAGCTTGTCAGGGTTCCCCCAAACAGATTGCTGCATGTACTGCGCCAGCGTCTTGCCGCTGCCCGACGGGCCACAGAACGAGATGGTGACGCCTTTCAGCCCGGTGAACGCGAACAGCACCGAGGCGAACCCGACCGCGATGGAGTACTGCTGTGCCCGCATCCCGGCCTTGTCGAGCGACCGAACAGCGCTGAACCATGCCTTTTGTGAACCGGAGGTGGTGAACATGTCGGCCACCGTATTGCGGGCCATGCCACCTAGCGACACATCTTCCTTGGTGACAGTGCCGTCCTTCTGCCTGCGGTACAGGTCGTTGCCTATCACGAACTCGTCGAACGTATCCGACCAGCCCATGTTCGAGCGCATGTCAGTCACGGTCTGCACGCGTTTGAGTTCTTCCATGTACGATCTGAGCATGATCTGAAAATACTCCGTCTGCTTGCGCGACTCCAGCACTACCCCTTGGTCTGCGATGGAGCCGACGAACTCCTTGAACAACCCGTCTGCGAGGTGCGCGTTGCGCAGAACCAGCGGCCTCCATCCGACATGCGGGCGCTGCCACATGAACCGTGCGGTTTCATACCCGAGGTCCGAGTCATACCCATAGCTTACAGGATACACGTCGAACCCGCATATGGGAATATCTGTGCCGTCGAGCACCAGCATGATCCCCTTGGCCGTGCGCTTGAACAGCTTTGGCAGCTTCACTTCATATGCTGTCGTACTGGGCGCGGCCTCCGGAACCGCTTCCTCATGCTGGGCACCGAGGCGCACCGGGGTGCCGACCTTGCCGGCGAACGCACAGCCCGCGCAGCCCTGCGGCCGCTCAGCCTCGAACTTGGCACACGTCGCTGGTCCAGTGGTGGACTCACGCCAGTGCTGCAACTTGGCCAGTGTCTCTTGCTCGGAGTAGCCGGGGTGCTGTTCGCTCCAGCGCTTGGCAGTATTTTCGGGGTGCTCGCAGTAGGCGGCCACGCCGATCAGGCTGTACCACAGCGGCTCGGACACCCTGTCTTGGTGGTGCACAGCCCAGTGCACCTGTTTGCATTTCTGCTCCACCGTATGCGCGTTGGCGGGTGGCAGGTCGTTGTGCACTGCGAGGTTGTCCAGCAGCTGGCTGTTGACCTTGCGCTTCGGCGCTGGCTGCTTGTAGTAATACTGCAGGGCCTTGTGCACCGCGGCGACGGTGGTGTCACCACCGTCAGTAAGCACCCTCACGAGCTTCGGGTTGTTCTTGTCCTTGTGGTTATATGTGCCTACCGGCCGCAAGACGAGGGCGCTGTTGGCGACCGTCACCGGGTCAACTTCGAACTCGTACTCCGCTACGGCTGACTTCAAGGCCATGGCCAGCGGCTTCCACTCGTCAGGTGGCAGCTCCTCGTCAAGCACCCAGTAGACGTGCAGCCCGTTGCCCGACTTGATTACGAGAGGGACCGGCATCTTGCTGGACTTCAAAAACGCCAGCAGGGCTTTCAGGCCCTCTTTCCAGTCCTTGTACGGCTTGTCCGCACCGCAGTCGACGTCGACAGTCAATACCTTGGTGCGTGATACGTTGACCTGTTTGCGGCTGCTCCTGTCCGCGAAGGTCGAGATAGCGAAAAATGTGTTCTGCCCACGGCTGTCTGCTTCTAACACTACGTCGCGCAGTTCTTCTACCGTGTTGTGGAAGCGCTGTCTCCGCGCCTTTCCGGTGAGAACTAGCGAGCAGTATGTGCCCTCCGATGGCAGAACACGTTGAAGGAAGTCCAACGTGTCCATATCTGTGCCTTTTGCTCTATCAGGGAGGGGCTGCCCCTCCCCCTCCCCAGCTTACGCGCGCTGCTCCAAAATATCAATCAGCGTGCGCAGTCTCTCCTTGCTTGTCATGGCACGTATGCCGGGCACAGGCCATGCTCCCTCTTTCAAGAGGGGCAACAGCTCTTTCAGAACCTCTTTTACCTTGCGGGCGTTGCGGGGGCGGATCGGCCCGCCCCCTGTCCACGCATAGTAGGTTGCGCGAGACACGCCCAACAGAGAGGCCATGTCGCTGATAGTCAGCTGCATGCTCTCCCGAACCAGCTCGACCTTGTCGAAGTCGATAGCCGGCGTGTCGGGTTTCTTAGTCATCGTCGTCTCCGATCAGCGCTTCAATTTCAGAGGCGAGGTCGTCCACGGACGACACGGTGGTTGCCTCCGGTTCAGCCTTTGCCTTGGCGCGGGTCCTGCGCTTCGGCTTTTCCTCGGCCGGTGCAGCCGCTGCCTTCTTGCCGAACCCACGCTTGGGAGCGGGTGCTTCTTCCTCAGCGGCGTCAGGTTCCGCTTCCGGTTCAGGTGCGGGCTTCGCCTTGGCACGAGGCTTACGCTTCGGCTTCGGCGCTTCTTCCTCGGCGGGGGCGGCTTCGGCCACCGCAGTGGCGGGGTCTTTCTCGCCAGTGATTGCCAGCACTTCGTCCGACCCGAACAGCTTTTCGACAGTCTCGTAGGTATCCTCGTCAATGAACCCGCCGAACCCGAACTTGAGCTTGGGGAACGAAGCATCAGTATCGAAGCTGATACGGGTGCGCACCAGCTCGGCGGGGATGCCCCGCATGGTCAGCTCCTTGTGGTAGGCATTGAGGCCCTTGAGCGCCGACGGGGTAACAGCCAGCAGGTACGCCGCCCCTTCCGGGTCGTCCGCTGCCACGATGGCCAGCCGCTTCTGGTCAGCGCAGGCTTTCACCTTCTGGCCGTTCGGGGTGATCTTCGACCCCCACGCGTTGTTCGGGCACGACGCGCACAGATCGTTCTGCGGGGCAGTCGAGTCAGGGTGGGGGCGGATGCCATCCAGCGAGAAGCAGTCGGGCGCCGAAGGCTCGGAGTCGGGGTTCCACTCGGCAGCGTAGAACGTCTTGGACAGGCGCGGGTTGGCGCCGACGATCACGGCGTCGAGCACCGTCGTGTCAAGAACAGTCTCTACACCGTCCTCGATGATACGGAACCGGCTGCCCTTGATAGAAATGCGAGGGAAGTCTGCGCCGCCGCCGATGCCAGCGCCGAGGCTTTCCGTCAGTGCCGACCCCTTGCCGATCTTGTCAGCCAGATGCGCAGGAACTTGCATGTTGGTGGGGATGATGTTGGTCATGGTTACTCCATCAGTTGGTAGGTTTGCGAACACTCACGCCGAGCTTGGTGCCGTAGTTGACGCCCGGTGGAACGGAGTTGTTTGCCTCGATGTAGCCGCGGACTGCGGCTTTGCTGACACGCTTTTCGAGCATGTCATATGCTTCGTTGTCCTTGATCCACGCCAGCGTGGCGTCCCAGTCAGCCACCTGTGCGTAGTCTGTCGTGGTCAGGAAAGCGGTGCCATACTTCGTCTTGAACGACGTGACACCATCCTCGTCGGCCTTGACCTTGATCCACGCTTCCAGTTTGGACAGCGTGTCGTTGATCTCCTTGGTCTTGGCTTTCAGCTCGGCCTCGACCTCGGCCTTCTTGGCCCGCAGGTCGAGGTATTTCTTGACCACCTTGTCGACTGTTATGCTCATTTCAGTCCTCCGATGATTTCTGGATCAACTCCAGCAGCAGCCCTTGCAGCTTCTGCTTGTTGGCCAGACGCTGGTACATCTTGTGCTCCAGTTCGGTAGCCTCGATATGCACCACGTTGCTGACGTGCCGCTTGCCTATGCGCTCAACGCGCCCGTTGGCCTGCACGTATTGTTCATTGCTGGTGATCGGCCCGTACCAGATAACTGTCGAGGCCGCAGTCAGCGTAAGCCCGTGCGCCATTGTTGCCGGGTGGGCGATAAGCACCCGAGGGTCTGCATCATGCTGGAACGCGCTGAAGATTGCGTCGCGCTTGCGGGCCGACACAGCGCCGTTCACCACGGCAGTCGACCAGTGCTTTGACAATTCGCGCTCCAGCATGTGCAGGGTGCCCGTGAGTGGGACAAACAGGATAACCTTCTCGCCGGCTTCTTCAATAACTTCTTTCACGGCGTTCACCCGAGGCGCGCAGTCGACCTCGAAGTCCTCACCGTCGTCGGTGTAGGCCACACCGCAAGCGATCTGCACCAGCTTCTGCAACTTCACCGCCTCGTTGACAGCGGTTATGGTCTCGCCCGCCTTGGCCTCAACCACGAACCGCCTGAGCATTGTCTGGTAGTGCTTGGCTTGCTCGACCGTCAATGTCACCTTGCGGGTCTGCATGACCGTGTCCGGCAAATCGAAACATTCGTCACGGCTGTACATGATAGCCGGCTGCAGTACCTTCTGCACGGTTTCGGCGCTGGTAGGACGTGGCACCCAGCTCCACTGCCCGACCTTCATCATAACCATGTCACGGAACGCCGTGTAAGTGCGCGGCACGTACGGGCTGTTGACCAGTTTGGCCAGCGTCCATGCGTCCGTCGGGGCGTTTGGCGTCGGCGTGCCTGTCATCAACCACAAACGTGTCTGCTCGTTGTCGCGTAGCCACCGCTGGAACCGCTTGTAACGGTTGGTGGACGGGTTGCGCAGAACCGCCGCTTCATCGACGACCACAAGATCAAACATGCCCTTGGCTTCTTCCGATATGATGCTGAACCCGTCGTGGTTTATGATGTAGAAGTCGGCTTCTGTCCAACACCC